AGCGCCACAGATATGTCGTCATTCATCAGGGGCTGTGACGCGGTGAAGCATCACACCGGGTGCGGCCTGCTGGCAATACATCACGCTGGAAAGGATGCGAGCCGTGGCATCAACTCTATGCGCGGTAGCTCGGCACTGGCTGGTGCGGCTGACACTGTGCTGGCAGTCGGCAAGGCTGAGAGCATCGTGGCACTGTCAATGGATAAGCAAAAGGATGCAGAGCCAATTGACAAGATCACGTTTGAGATGACGCCAGTGGCATTGGTTGATGACACCAGCATCGTGATGAAACCCATCGAAGCGCAGGGTGCAACAAAGAAGCAAAACCTGTCGGCTAGGCAGCAACACGCCTTCCAATCGCTGCAAAACACGCTGATAAAACTAACGACAGATGCCTTGTCAGTGAGCCAATGGCATGAGGCGCACAAGGTCAAATCACCCGATTTAACGCCCGGACAGCGCAAGGATGCGCGGCAAGGGTTGCAGGATAAGGGTGTGGTGACAGTGCATGAAGGCAAAGTATGGATTAACAAGGGGTTAGCGTAAAATGTGGGGTGACCATCCCACCTATATCGCACGTTCCGGCACAGGTGGGTGGGGTGTGATGATCTTTAGATCACACCCTACCATCCCACCCTACGTTTAGGAGAGGTAAAATGAAGGGCAAACGAGTACCAAAACCAAGCAAGCAATACTATGCGCCTAGTCAAATGGCGATGCGCCGTATGCAGGATGCGCTGCATGAATATGATCGAGCCGCAACAGCGATGGAAGCGAAGTGGGGAATAGATAGATTGCCTTGGCTTGTGGCAGAGGGATTGCGTGGTAGGTTTGAAGCGCAGATGGATAAGCTGAATGAGGCAATAGAAAGCCAGCACGATGTCGAGCATCAGGTGTCGGTGACATTGCGGGGATTGGCTGCGCTTGAGCAGGCTGCTATCGCTGCTGGGCATAAGCCGCTGACTGGTGACTATTGGGAAGCGGCAATGGATGATGGCAAGGTGTTGGCGATTACCCGCAATGGTTATGAGGCCGGTAAGGTTGCCAGCGAGCATAGAGAGATGGTGGTCTACAGCGTTGATGAGATCGCAGCCATCGTGTCAGGCTGGCGCAAGGACAAGGCCGGGCAAGTGGCTGACATAGCCAAAGAGATGTGGCCGGGTGCCGCTGTTGAAAAGGTAAGGACAAGAACTGAAAAGGAACTGAATGATGAAATCCCTTTTTGAGAATAAGCGACCGTGGTCTGTAGTGCCGATGCGCTGCTTTAGTGAGAGGCAGCTTAACGAAACTGACCTGCGTGTGCTTGGTGCGTTGTGTGGCTTTACGAACCGGCACGGCGTGTGCTGGCCGTCTATGGATACACTGATGACTGTCAGCAGTATGAAGAGCCGCACGTCAGTGCATCAGAGCGTCAAGAAGCTCAAGAAACTCAAGTATGTGCGACAGCTAAACCCCAAAGATTACCAAGAGACAGCAACAGGCTGGAAGAGCAACAGGTATCAAGTGCTGTGGGATGGTGACGAGGCGTTGCCCCAGTGGGAAGATGTACAGTCTGCCAAACCATTGCAGCTACGCAGTGACGCAGGCGATGAACACGAAGAGATAGGGGGTCTGGGGGATTTACAATCAGTCTCTCACACACCCGATGACCCGGTCGCCGAGGCCATCACCCACACTTACATCAGCGCCGTGCAGCAGGCGACAGGTCAGGTCAGGATGTACGACAACGAGATAGCACACGCACGGCGGCTGGCCGCTGCTGGCTTTACTGCGGCTGATGTGAGGGCAGCAACGCTGAACACCTGCGATGCTGCGCTTGAACGTAGGGCAGGGGTGCCATCGCTGTACGATGTCGCACAGGTGATGTCGTGATGTACACGGCAACAGACGTTGGTTTGTTGGTGTACAGCGCGGCCAGCGGCGATACCTGGCCACAGCAAAAGCGACCCCTTGCCCCCCTCCCTTCCTATCTATCTATAGGGGGTGTCACACAAAATTTTCGCACCGTTTGCCCGGACTGCGACCGTGGCATGATCCGCGAGGCAGACGGCTATGGTTGCGTCCAGTGGACATCGTGCTATTCTTGTGGGGGAACAGGAGAGGCCAATGATTTATGAGGGCGATGGGTCGTTTGAGAGAAAACTAACCAACCGGCAATGCCCGCGCTGTCGCAGCGCAATTGTGTTGCGGCGCGATGACAGGCATAAGCGCGAATACGAATGCACTGTTTGCAGATTAAAAATTATTGACGTTAAGGGAGACACCGAAGGATGAACAGATACGAGTTATTGGATGCCGCCAAGGATACGGTCGCTGATCGTGGCGAGGATTACGGCAGCATTTGGGAAAATCACGAGCGCATTGCTATTATATGGACGGCGCTTATCGGCATACAGATTGAGCCGGAACACGTTGCTATGATGATGGCGGGTGTGAAGTTGGCCAGGTTAGCGGCCACACCCGATCATCAGGATAGCTGGGTGGATCTGGCTGGGTATGCCGCAACAGGATCGGAGTGTCTGGATGTCAGGAAAAACAACGCCAACGATTAGGCAGCAGCGAGCAGCTTTGGCCTCATCCGATGAGGCTCGGCGGGAAGCCGTGGTGCAGGAGTTAGAGGCGATTGGCGCTGGTGAGGCAACTGATGTTATCCAGTGGGATGATATGGGCCGGGTCACGCTGACGCCGAGTGACCAGTTGTCAGATCGCGCCCGCCGCTCGGTCAAGAAGGTTAAGGTTACGCCAAATCAGTTTGGCAATCAGATCGAGGTTGAGATGCACGACAAGCTATCGGCGCTGCGGCTATTGGCGAAGCATCGCGGGTTATTGGAGCCGAATGCGAATGATCAGAAGCCGAGCATGATTGGCATTAACATCACTGGGCCAACTGCGAAGATTGTCGAGATTGATGGTGACGATGGGTAAGGTCATCGACATGAAGGATTACATCAGCGTTAGATTTTTTAAGCGCGATATTGTGTGCGGCTATTGTAATCAGTTGACTAGGGGCCGGGTATATGATGGCGGTGAGGCTATTGTTTGCACGGTGTGCAGCGGGCCTATGCTTGAATTGACCAGCGATGATTATGCCGGAGAAACTACTATTATTTTTGACCCAGAGGATTATGATGGCGCGAGCTAGAGCAGCAACAGACAGATCACCCCGGCGCAGGAAGCAGCCAACCACTGAGGCTTTGGCGGGGTTGAATTTAGATTTTTCGGAAAGTCCGACCGTATGGGAATTTTTGCAAGACGACAGTTTCGTGCGTGGGTTGATGGGGCCAGTCGGGTCTGGCAAAACATTCGGTTCGTTAGCGGAAGTGATGTTGCGGGCGGTGAAGCAGGAACCATCGCCGATAGATGGGATCAGATATACTCGGTTTGCAGTTATCAGGAACAGCTACCCGGAACTGCGCACAACAACGATTAAGACGTGGCAGGAATTATTCCCTGAGAATGTGTGGGGGCCAATGCGCTGGTCGCCGCCGATCACCCATCACATCAAGCTGCCGCCGCGTGATGGCGCGGCTGGGCTTGATTGTGAGGTGATCTTCTTGGCCTTGGATCAGCCTCGCGATGTTCGTAAATTGTTATCTTTAGAATTGACCGGCGGCTTCATAGACGAGGCCAGGGAATTGCCAAAGGCGGTGGTTGATGGCTTGACATCGCGTGTTGGCCGTTTCCCGACTAGGGCGAATGGCGGTTGTACTTGGCGCGGCGTGTGGATGAGTACCAACCCAATGGACAGTGACCACTGGTGGCATCAGTTAGCCGAGAAAAATCCTATTCGCGGAAAGTACCCTTGGAAATTTTACAAGCAGCCCGGCGGTGTTATTGAGGCAACCAAAGAACACGAGGACGCTATATTCTCGGCTGAAAAATATTGGATTAATAACCCGGCGGCTGAGAACGTAAATAATCTGCCACCCGGCTATTACGAGCAACAGTTAGCAGGCAAGACTATTGACTGGATACAATGTTACGCCGGGGCCAAATATGTTTATGTGCAGGACGGCAAGCCGGTCTGGCACGAGTTCGTTGATAGTATGATGTCGGCTGACGTGCATATCGAGGAAGGTTGGCCGGTTCACATTGGGCTTGACTTTGGTTTGACGCCTGCGGCTGTCTTTGGGCAGAAGATGCAGAACGGCAGGTGGCACGTTGTGCATGAGCTAGTGGCGTTTGATATGGGTCTGGAGCGGTTTTGCCATCACTTGCTGGCTGACATACAGCAGCACTTTCCAAAGTCGGACGTGCTGATCTGGGGTGATCCGGCGGGTGTAAAGCGTGACGAGATATTTGAGGTAACGGCATTTGAACATCTGCGAACTATGGGCCTTCATGCTAGGCCAACCAGCACCAACGATTTTATGGTTCGGCGTGAAGCTGGTGCTATGCCAATGAATAGGCTGATTGACGGCAAGCCCGGCCTGCTGGTTAATCGCTCTTGTGTTAAGACGCGCAAGTCGCTGGCTGGTGGTTATCACTTTAAACGTATGGCTGTTGGCGCTGGTCAGGAGCGGTTCCGCGATGTGGCTAATAAAAACCAGCACTCGCACGTTGGTGACGCATTTGGCTATTTGATGCTGGGCGCTGGCGAGGTGCGGAACATTACGCGCAACAGCCAGTTTAGCAATCAGTTTAAGCAGGCCACTGCTAATATGGATTTTAATATATTTTGATTGATATAACGACAAACAAAAAGTTTCGGATTGTGCCGTTTCACTGGGCGCACCCCTATGCGGCTGATTTGCGCGAGCATGATAAAAAAGTTTTTCAGTATGTGCCTAATTATCAGGATATGCTCAAAGCGTTTCAAGCCGAGGGTGACGCAATCACAGCAATGTGGAAAGGTCGGATTGTTTGTTGTGCTGGCTGCAACGTGTTGTGGCCGGGTGTGGCAGAGGCTTGGATGATAACATCTGTTGAACTTCCTAATATATCTTTAACAGTAACGAGAGCAGCTATTAGATATTTTGATAAGTTTTCTACAAAACATAAATTAAAAAGATTACAGATCACGGTTGATGTAGAAAACGAGCTTGCGATGCGGTGGGCAAAGGTGTTAAAATTTCAACCAGAAGGGCTGCTCCACAAATATGGGCCGGGTGGTTTTGACTACATGATGTTCTCAAGGATTTACAAATGAGTTTTCTTTTTAAGTCTCCAAAGGTAGTGATGCCGACACCGGCGGCGGTTGCGCCAGAAGTGACCGAGGCGCAAGATCGGCAAGAGGAACGCCTTAAAACGCAAGAAGAAAGTCAAGCTAGAAAGATTGCTGCGCAACGCAGGGCTAGGCAGTATGGCGGTCGGCGTATGCTGATGGCGTCTATTCGCGGTGGCACAGCCGATGATGATGAAACAACGTTAGGATAAAGATTATGAGTTCAGTAAGAAAAATTTTTACTAAAGTTGCAACATCTGCAGGGCTTATAAAAAAAGTTCCTAAAGTGGTGCAGCCATTAGTTAAAGCTGGTGCTGCTTTAGAGGCAGGCCGTGATCCAACAGATAAAGCTAAAAAAGCCACTGCCACGGCTCTTGCGTCTGAGCGTAGAGTTACGAGGGCTGAACGTACAGAAGCGGCTAAGAGGCGCGCTCGCCGGGCTGGTCGCCGTGGGTTAATGATGGCCGGTCGCCTTGGCGGTGGCAGTGAGCAAGAAGAAACCAAAACAACATTAGGATAAGATGATGCCAAAGAAAAAAGGTAAGGGTTACGGTAAGTAATGCAAAAGAAAAAAGAGGTTTGGGATAAGAAGCGCCCAAAGGGTTTGGGCAAGCCAAAGGGTTTGACCCCGGCGCAAAAGCGCAAAGCGCAGCGAGCCGCAGCAAAAGCTGGTCGTCCATATCCTAACCTTGTCGATAATATGAGGGCAGCGCGTGACTAAGAAGGCGCATCAGGCACCGGGCGGTGGATTGAACGAAGCCGGTCGCAGGCATCATGAAGCCAAAGACGGCGGCAACCTAAAGCGCCCAGTAAAAACTGGCACTGGGCCGCGCCGCGTTTCTTTTGCTGGCCGGTTCGGCGGTATGGCTGGCCCTGAGAAAAAACCAGATGGGTCGCCAACTAGATTGAAAAAAGCGTTG